ACGACAAAGTGGGATGGAGCTCCCGCAATCATCTGTGGTAAAGATCCAGTCTCGCAACGGTTCTTTGTTGGAACCAAGTCTGTCTTTGCCAAGACTGCACCCAAAGTCATCTACAGTGAAGCCGATGCTGACGCAATGTATGAAGGTCAGTTGGCTCAAAAACTGAAAGATGCATACAAATATCTCTCACAACTCCCCATCCAAGGAGTTCTTCAGGGTGATCTTCTGTACACTGATGACAAAGATACCCGTCTAGTAAATGGAGAACAGTCTATTGTTTTCCAACCAAATACGATTGTCTATGCAGTTCCAACTAACTCTGCGTTAGGTGCAAAGGTTGCACGTTCTAAGTTGGGTATTGTTTTTCACACCACTTACGTTGGTCCCACTCTTGCAGACATGAATGCACAGTTTGGTGCAAGTGTTTCTCAACTTCAAGGTAATCCAGATGTAGTGGTATTCAGCTCTGATTTCACTGATGCAACTGGTGCCGCGAAGATGGATCAAGTTGAGAAACGTCAGTTCGATGCATTGGTTAATCGTGCAGAGGGATCACTCAAACAAGCCAGTGCATTCCTCAACATTCTTGGTTCTTATGGACAAAGTAAGTTCATGATGAATGTGTTATTCAAACAGTTTTTCAACTCTTACATTCGTCAGGGTAGACCAATTCGCAATGCACAAGACGTTGTTCAAGACTTCAAAGCTTTCTATGCAAGTGTTTTGAACAAAGAGATTGCATCAAAGAAGACGAAATCGGCCCAAGATAAATATTTACAAATGCGAACAGATGGTCTCAAGTTCTTGCAACAGAACGAAAAGTCTATCTACTTCACAGTTGCCTCCTACATGAATTTGATTGAGGCAAAGAACTTTATTATTCGTAGACTTGAGAGGGTTCAAACTTTGGGAACCTTCCTCCGCACGGAGAACGGATACAAAGTCACGGCTCCAGAAGGATTTGTGGCCATTCGTTCGGGTAATGCACTCAAGTTAGTTGATAGACTAGAGTTCTCAAGAGCCAACTTCACCGCCGATAAGAACTGGGACAAAGCATGAGTTTTTTCAATCGCGTTAAAACGATTCTTGAGGCCGCAACTCAGGCATCTGAGAAGGCCAAACAGATGGGTCTTAAGAGTGATGGTCATGGTGATTACTATGATAAAGAAGGTAAGTTGGTTGCCAAGACTGTTGGTGGTAACTTGAAGTTCTTTGGTAACCGTCCTACCGCAGGTCAGCCAATGACTGATGCGGCTGCCAAGATGGTTCCAGAACCACAGAAGAAACCAGAACAAAAGAAACCAGAACCAGAGAAGACAAAGAAAACTGGTGAGACCATCACTGTAGGATTTGGTCGTTTCAATCCTCCTACTGTTGGTCACGAAAAACTTCTCAACACCATTAGTCAAACTGCTGGTAAGGGTGGTCAGTATCGTATCTACCCATCCCGTAGTGAAGACGCAAAGAAAAACCCACTCCCTGCTGGTGAGAAGGTTCAGTACATGCGTAAGGCTTTTCCTCAACATGCAAATGCGATTGTTGATGATGAGAAGACTAGAAACATTTTTGACGTATTGAAGGCTGCAGATGCAAAAGGATACTCCTCTGTCAATATTGTGGTTGGTTCAGATCGGGTCAAAGAGTTTGAAAACCTTGCGAACAAATACAACGGACAGTTATACAATTTTGACAAGATTAACATTGTCTCAGCCGGCGAAAGAAATGCCGATGCCGAAGGTGTCGAGGGTATGTCTGCCTCTAAACTTAGAAAGGCAGCTATAGACGGAGACTTTGATGCCTTCCGTGGTGGTGTAAGTAAGAACCTGGACGATAAAACAACTAAACAACTCTTTGATACCATTCGTAAGAGAATGAATGTGAAGAGTGAGGGATGGGAGGTTGCACCCAAGTTGTTTCCTCAGTCTCTTCGTGAACACTTCATTACTCAAAAACTTTTTCAAGTTGGTTCTTGGGTGGAGAACATGAACCATGGCTTGATTGGAGAGGTAACCCGTCGTGGAGCCAATCATGTGATTGCAGTCACCAAAGAAGGTATCATGTTTAAGTCCTGGCTGAGGGATCTCATTGAGGTTTATGAGATTGGAACTGATGCATATAGGGACCATGCAGTCTCCATGACACCTGGACAGAAATACCCATTTATAAATAAGATTAGGCAAAACTTGAGAAAATCCAGAAAAAGATGAAGGACTCTAAACAAGTCAGATCTGAATATCAATCTTTCGTAGAATCATATTCATCGATCGCGGCTAAAGGGGCTGAAGAAGCCAAGGAAGTCGAGATGAAGAAGAAGTCTTCTAAGAAAGAAAAAGAGCATGACGACGATGATAAAGAGTGTTCTTGTGAGATGGTTCTCATGAGAAAGTCTGGTGCTTTCACCGAACTGGCTGAAAGATACCAGATGAGTGTCAAACAGTTTGCCAGATTTGTTGAGGCTAATCAGGGTCTGTTCGACATCGAGACCCGTAAGAAAGCCATTCTCGCAAACAAGTTTTCTGGATTTAAAGAGAGTGTAGAGTGGGATGAGTTCTTCGGTGACCTGGAACTGGTAGAAGACCTGCAAAGTAAAGTCAAGGGTGCTCTTGACAAGGCTGCCAACTTTATGAACACCAACCCAGTTGGTAAGGCTGCCAAGAAAGTTCTGCAACCAGTTGGTGCTGGTCGCAAGACTGCAAGACCTATGGGTGGAGATAAAACTCAACTCACCAGAGAAGAGGTAGAGGAACTCCAAGAAATTCAAACCAAAGAGACTGCATCAGGAACCAAGTATAAGGTTCGTGTAAAGGAGAAGGATACTGGTTCTTCCTATATCCGTTATGCAACCCGTGAAAAGATTGCACAACTCCGTGCCGATCCCAAGATTGCATCTGTTGAGATGACCGATGAGGGTGAAGCTCCTGAGGATAAGGGTGAAAAGAAAGCCCAAGCCAAGGGTGGTGGTCTCGCCGTCAAGGCGAAGAAGATGAAGGAGAAGAAAGAGAAGGAGGCTGCTGCACCAGCCAAACCTCAAAAGAGAAGTGTCACTACCGAAGGTATGGATCCTGTCGGTCAGGAAGATGCTGACATTGACAATGACGGTGACACCGATAAGAGTGATGAGTATCTCCACAAGAGAAGAAAGGCCATCGGTAAGGCCATGAAGAAGAGAGGTACAAAGAAAGAGAGTTTCTCCAACTGGAGAGAAGATCTCAAGGAAATCGTTGACACTGAAGATCAAAAAAAGATTAAGGGTGGGAAGGTAAACAACAAGGTTGTTATCAACCCACCTATGGGCGAAGAGTTTGATCCTCAAAAGGTTGCAGAAGCTCTTGGTGCTGAACTGATTGATTGTCAGAATGAAGCTGTTGAACCCGATGGTGGTGGATCTGCACCACAAGTGCCTGCTCCTGTTGCAAAGTTTGTGGATGAACTTCCGCAGAAAGCGAAGAAAGCAGTCAAGAAAATCAAGTCAATGGTGACTGGTGAGGAAGTTAAACCAGAAGGTGAACAGATTGACGAACTTGCTCCTCTGGTAGCAGGTGGTCTTGCTCTTGGTGCAGCTGCTCTTGGTGGTGCTGCAATTCATAGAGCAAGACAAGCTTCGAAGTCTGGTGTTGATGCGGCCAAGAAGGGTGAAAAGATTAAACCTGGAACTGGTATTGGACAAGCATCATACGGACTTCAAAGATATGCTGACAGCAGACGCAAAGCAATGGAACTTCTCAAACAGGAAACTGAGGTTGAGGGGGAAGTCATTGATGAGAAGAAACTCACCAAACCTGAAATGAAAAAGAAAGAGGAAATCGTCAAGTCCATGAAGAAGGACAAGAAAGGTTTCCAAGCCCGTTATGGTGATCGTGCAAAGGAAGTGATGTACGCCACTGCAACTAAGATTGCAAAAAAGAAGGCTTGATCCCTATATAAAGAGTAGCCGCTATTACACTCATGTGGGCCCTACTTTTCCCCTTTGCAAAATCTGTCGTACTGAAAGCTGTTGAATCAGAACAGGCTAAAAGACTTGTTGTTGATGTCCTCAAGCGAATTGTGGCGA